TATTCACCCTTTAATACTTCAATTATGAACTCATACATCATAGTAGACGGTGTTATAACTGTCCTCGAATGGATAGTTAATAACAATGCTTAATAGCATACAATAATATACTCTCATCCAAGCAGGATATCGCCTCGTGATGGAATAGTCAAGGGTTGCAACCTTGTGAGAGTACGAAAAACCATCCACCTAGACTAAGGGCTTTCTTTCTAGCATGTAGGGATACATGTGAGGTTGTTAGAAGAAATGCATTGTTGTATATGGAAAGGTAGAGATATTGATGCATTCTCTCTACAACTCTTAGTCTTATTTAACTAACCTTGAGCAGGAACAGGTTACAAAGGCCGTAATAATCCTTTGGTTAGTAATAGCCTGCTGTAATGCACCATTCTCACTTCCCAAGGGTGAGCAGTTGTAACATAGAAATAGTAGTAAACAGCTTGACTGTTGGAAGAAACCATAAATCTAAATCTATTACAACTGAGTGCAGAGGGGATTTTAGTATTCACCTTTTTTACACAACACATGGAAGAAAAATCAGCAGTTGAGGCAGTGGTTAAAGCACTAAAGCCTTTCCTATTACTTGATGAGAAGTTGCTTGAAGAAATGAAAGAGCAGGCCCTCATCATGGAGAAACAATCAAAAATCAAGTTTGCACTTCAAGCGCAACTTACGTCAATGACTACACAGAAACCCTTTACCACTGTCATAGAAGAAATGTCTAACGAAATCTAAGTCAAATGAAAACACCAGAAATTATCCTTATTGTACTATGGTCCATTGGACTATTGATGACCGCTCACCTACATGGTCAGCCTAAAAAAGGCAAGCACAACATTTTTGTCTCACTTGTATTCACGGCAACAACCATTGCCTTGCTCATGTGGGCAGGTTTATTCATCCACTAAATCAGAATCAGATGAAAAGTAAAGAACAAAAAAAGGGATTTACTCAAGGTATGGGAACTATGTTAATAGCATCTATAGGAATGAATCTCTTTGGACAAGGTGGCTGGATTACTTATCTGGGTTTAGCCTTAATGCTCACAGCTTCAGTCATTCTTTATACCCATGTAAAATCACATTAAGATGTTGCGCAAGTTAATAGAAAAATGGTCTTGTAAGCATAAGTGGAAGATCCACAACATTACAAACATACATGATACTGATATTCCAGGTATGCCCACAGCAGTAAGGCAGACTTTAATATGTCAGGATTGTGGTAAAATAAAACAAATTAACCTTTAAATCAGAATAATATGGAATTTATTGCATTATCAATGTGCTGTACACCAGTTTTAGTGTTAGCTGTAAAATTACTCATTGAAAATAATAAGTAGTATGAAGAAGATCCTTCTCATTTGTGCAGCAATCGTTGCACTAACGTCTTGTGCTGGTCCTAAATACCTGGACTGTGATGCATACAAGACTCATTACAAACCTCTCAAAGCAGAGAAACACAAGCGTCATCACCACCAGCTGTGTGATGCGTACAACTAGTATTCACTTTTTTCAAATCCTATGAAAATATCTCAACTTAAACAGCCATACAAGAAAATGGCTCAGTTTTACACTTCTGAAACCAAAAAGAAAGAGCGTGGTTTAACTCTAGCTGACGCTTTTATCTGGGCTCAATGTGTAAACTCAAAGTACACTGAATCACATTATAAATTCTGGAATGCTGTAGATGATGGTAAATCACCTGATATTCCAAAAGCTATCTTGAACCATTTCAACAAGCACAACCCAAAAGAAGCATTTCAGGTAATGGGCATGCCTAAACCAGTTTCTGAGAAACCTAAAGGTCTTACTGCCACAAAGTCTTATAAGGACCTGGTTGGTCAAGAAATTAAAGGTTTTTCCTTTTTAGATGGCACCGAAGGTGTTTGGTATAATTCTAAAATGGACAGACATATTGGAAAAACAGGTGTCATTAAGGAGGTTGACAAAAACTTTGTAAGAGTAAAGTTTGATAGAGACAGGATCATTTGGACCTACCCATTACGTCTAGTACTTGAGCAACTTGATGCTGCAAAGTCTCCAGAAAGTGACAATCAGCATCTTGTTGGTAGAAAGATAAGTGCATTTGCATTTAAATCAGGAACTAATGGTATTGTTTATAATTCATTAGTGAATGATGTGCTTGGTTATGATGGTACCATTATAGCTGCTTATCCTGATGCTATACACGTATCTTTTGAAACAAGAAAGGGTACTATAACAGTAAAATACCCATTTGGTAAAGATGTTAGATCTAGCTTGACTGGTCACACTGCAGAATCTTATCTTATTCCAGAAGAAGAAGTACAGAAAGCTTTGGCTAACATGCCTGCAGCACCATTTAAGGTTGGTGAAACTGTTTACCTGAGAGGTAATGCAGGACAGTACAAATGCGTTATTGACAGAATTTACTTTAGTGGTGATTGCCCTATAAGCTTAGATGCTGGAAAACGTACAATTCTACAAAATGTTAGAATTGATGGTAGAAGATCACCTAAAGGAGACGTTATTTTGTCTCGCACCCCATGGCGTAATGAAAAGGGCTTCATGCTTGAGATTCACAATGCAGAAACTAAAGATAGCACAGATAATCAGCCTGTAGAACTCCTACAAGCTTCTTCAACAGAAAAAGTTGAATATTTTGCCGAGATTTTGCGTGAAATACATGCTCAAACAGGTGAGATTACTCTTGAAGATGTTAATTATCACGCCAAATTGATCAAACGCAGTTTTTCCAAGTAGTTTATAAACCCAGGTGTCACAGCCTGGGTTATTGTTTTACCCTTTTTTCACAGAAATGAAAATGTTTTTACTTATCCTATCCCTTATTGCTGTTTGCCTGTTCATCTTTGGATTATGGGCAGAACCTAGCATTACTCTCAAACCCTTCAAGATCGCCATGTCTAACACTCAGATTGCCAAAGGCTTTGGTGGTTTCTTCTTTGTTGCTGGTCTTGTGTTAATCAACATTACTACCAGACAAATGGCCTATGAAGAAGGCGTTACTGACATGACAGAAAAAGCTGTTGAAGTTCTTCAGGAAGAGGTTGCCAAATCTTATCAGGAAGGTCTGACCAAAGGTGCTGAAGTAGCCACTGACGAAGTCATTACAAAGCTCAAAGATGCCGCTAAAGACAAGTCTACTGACGACCTCATAGACTGGGAATAATATTGCCGCTGTTTGTGATAGACTATGAAATACATAGCAACTCAAAAAGCTTCTAAACTTAGAGTGTTACAAGCCCCGGCATAAGATTGCATGCATGCGTAGCTGGAGTAAAGACAGGAATAAAACCGCCTGTAGTGATCTGTAGGTGTATTGTCCTCTACAGACACAGCTACCGGTTCTCCTGGACGAATGTATGCATAAGCTTGCAGTATGTTGATTCCATACGCAGGTGGTCATGTAGTGCGTAATGAGGAAATGGTCCCTCATCCTTTATGGTTGCATCTATGCTGGTTCGAGTCCAGCCATGACCGCGTGAGTGAAGAGCAAGCTCATGTCTTTGACAGTAGACCTAAAACAAGTCCGTTTTGCTGCAACGTATCGTAGAACATTGAGCGTAGGGTTCAGGAACATGGCAACTCCTCCTGCGATAGCTTGACTTTTTTGAGAGAAATCTCTGAGGTGTTTTCAAAGTAAAAAACCTCAAATATTAACATAGTCCTCGCCTGTATGCTCAGGGTGAGGTCACAGCAGGGAGTGGCTGAATTGGTTAAGGCACATGCAACAAGAGTTTGTACAGCTCGCCTGAGAAGTAAGTTGCATGGTGGCATAAATGCAGGTTCGATCCCTGCCTCCCTGGCTATGAAGTTACACTTCGCACAAAGGGTCATCGCTAAGTCCGTACCACGTGACACGAATGGCAGCAACGGTGAGGCTAACTCCAGAAGACGTGAATTGCAAATTGAGATCAATAAGAACAAAGTTCAGATTGACCGCTCTGTATTTGCAAAAACGGAAGAGGAGAGAGTATCACTGAAGATTGCCAAAATGCAGTGGAAGGCTAAACTTAACGGTCGCTCTTAAAAATCCTAAGAAAAAGGTTGGCTGACGCTGGGATAACCATAAGGCGTCTTTTTTGTTTCACTATTTCTTACACACAATGAACTTATATGAAGACTGGAAAGGCAGAATCATGGTCCCGGTGACCACTATTGACATTGGTGCTAAAGTAGTACCAGGTCCTGACTTCGTTAGCGCCTGGGAAGACCAAGTAAACAAAGCTGTTTATGGCATAATTACACGGCTTCATGACAGAAGCAATGAAAATCTGCAATGGTTAAACGTAACCTGGTATAATCAGCATGATGAAATCACTGATAACAATCACGTTTACTGGATAAAGCCCAAAGATGAGTTATACGCCCTTGCCTACTATTATGATTATAATGAGGTAAACCAGTGGCTTAAGAGTAACCTTGTTACTCTGCCAGATGGGTCTACTGAAACCTTTTACAACCATTATGATCCACATGTAGGTGTAGAACTTTATGTCGCACATCTTAACTCTCAACGCCATGGCAACTAGACCTGTTAAAAACTACCAATGGAAAGTTTACAAACCACTAAAAGGCCTGAAAGTAGTAAGACGTCCAGGTTGGGAGTTTAATGATCAAGATGAGGGTGCTGAGTATGGAGTAATAATTAAACAGAATAAAGGTATAAGCATGGACTGGTCTGTGGTGGTATGGATAGCTTCTGATGGAAGAATTACAAACACAGGAGCTTATAAAAGTGAAAAAGATTTGTTGCACTATGATATAGATAAAGTCTATGATTGGGCAAGAACTCAACAAATCATCCATGGTAATGGAGAAACCTTTTTGAATGTTTACCATACTGATGTGTTAATGGACTTATACTACCAAGCTCATCCTGAAGAATTAGAAATCCCCCAAAATGTTTTAGACGTATGGCAACTAAAGTAAAAAGAGGCTTTAAAGTTGTGCCTGTAACAACAGAAGATATTGGCGCAGTGGTAGTGCGTGGACCAGAATGGCATTACAATGAACAAGATCGTCGAGCTATGTATGGTGTCACTGAGAAAAAATCCTCTCATGGATGGATGAAAGTAACTTGGTATAACGCTTATCATAAAGAGACTAATCACAACAGTTACGAGTGGCTTGAACGTCATGACCTGGCGTACTACAACCCTGACAAAAAATACACCATTCCAGGCAAAGGCACCACAACCAAAGTTGAGAGTGATGATCTGCCTGGTACTGTATATCCGGAAGCATTTGTTCAGTGGATCCTTGACTATGCTACTAAAGAAACGATCAATTTTACAACACAAACCCTTGCAGAGGCTTACACACTTGACGTGTTATATTCTATTTACAAACAAGAAAAACAAACATCATGATTGTAATTTTTGGACTTATGGTGACAGCCTTATTGGTTTATTGTGTTCACCTCAGCAACGACAGAGACTGGTACAAAAAAGAGTACCACCGTCTGCTTGATGAAGCTCGTATAGAAAACTTAGGAAAGAAGAAATGAGAACGTTCTTCAGAGAAAACTGGTTACTGATAACATTAGCCAGTTTTGTTCTTTTCTGCATAGTTCACAGCTGCACTCAAGAACCCCGCAAAGAGCCCTTCACAGGCTATGTTGTAGCAAAAGAATACACCCCGCGACACATGTGTCACACTGAGGTAACAACGGTAGTTGAGGCAGGATATACCCCTGTCCATATACCTGTTAACACTCATATACACCATATGCAGGAGCCAGAATTCATTCTACACGTAGCCAACAAAGATGAGCTCAAACACATCCCCGTTGACTCCATAACGTATGTTCGTACAGAACTACTTGAAAAGTATACCTATTACTAGTAGGTACAGCCAGGTGACAGCTGCTTAGTGTCAGTTTTAAAATTTAAAGGTTAGTAATTATTACTGTTGCTGTCCCTGGCTTTTTTGTTTCACCCTTTTAGCTTTATCCTATGTTAGGTTATTTTATTGTTGCAACACTTTTTTTTATTGGCCTTGCAATTATGGCCGCTTTGTCAGATGATGAACAGATTCTCATCATTCCTATTGTCTTTGTGTGGCTTTTGGGTGTGTTGATGCCTGCAGGTGTACACACTGAAGCTGTAAAGTCAGTGACTTTGTCTAAGAACCAGTACTTCCTTTCAGAAGAAGATGGCCTTGGTAGGTATCTTATCATTAAGAAAGATGAAGAAGAAATTATCCCTATCAGAACAAAAGGCACGCTGAACCGCATCAACAGTGGTTCATATAAAATCGTTGTTCACAAACATTTCAATGTTTTTGGTACTGAAAGTACTTCAGACCTTTACTTCATCCTTCCCAATGGAAAGTAGAAAAACCTACCGGGTGAATGTCACCCTGCCTGATGGCAAAATCAAACAGATGTCAGCCTATGCATGTTCACAATATCATGCCAAGGACCTTATCTACACAGAATTGGCGAAGCGTCAGCCTGATAGACGCATGTATACAGTGGTCAAATCTTAAAACCAAATCCTATGTCCAAAATTAAAATGACCCAAACTATTGCACGTATTCTTGCTTCACGTGTTGCAAAAGAAGTAAACTCAGCTCTTGAAGCAAAGAGTGAAAAGCTGTCAGAAAATGTAACAAAGTCAAAAGACTTCAAGCAGCTTGTAAAGCTTCAATCTCAAATTCGTTCTTTGACAGAAGAATCAAACCTTCTTGCACGCAAGCTAGAAAAAGAGAATTCAAGTTCAAATGTCAATGTTAGAGTTAACACCTACCGTGATGAAACGCCTAGAGTTTACATTAGCAAAGGTGTAAGCGTTGAAGCAATTGCAGAGGACATCATGATCAAAGCACATTTTGCTGACTCAAAAACAACTGAGGAAGAGTTGATCAAAGAGATCGTTGCTTCTTACATTTAAAAAGTAAAGCTAGTGCCTTGCAGGAGAGACCAGTATCAGAAGCCGTGGACGGAGATTAGTACCTGTTAGTCACTTTGTGGCCGGACCAGTGAACACTCTAGGGGACGTCAGTATGAAGAACCGCACTCTCCTGCAGTCACTGCAAGTTGTACCTAAAATTTTAGTCAGATGAAGGCTTTTTTATCAGCCCTTGCGGCATTTTTATTTATCATGCTTCTTGGCATGTACATTATGGGTGGCTATGATCACCAGACTGTTGCTTCTAAATTTGCAAGCTCAGTCATTGGGATATGTTTTGCTGGTCTTGTAGTTTTTTTTGTTAAATCAGAGGAACTCTAATGAAAGAGCCAGCAGAAATCCCAGAAACAGGTGTTATCCATTGTGACAACCCCTCATGTGATTACACATTAGACAACGTAAAGTACGCTGATCTTCACAATCACATCCATTCAGAATGCCCTAAGTGTGGTGAAGTTCTTATTACAGAGCAAGACTACATGAGTGCTATGACAATGATTGAGACACTCCGTCTCATCAACACCCTGTCACCAGATGAACTTGAGATCCTCAAGCAAATAGTACCAGGCGGTGATGTTGAGGGCTTTGCCCAGGACCAGATCACCACAACAGACGAGCGCAAAAGAGTGCTCTTCAATTCGCGTAGCAGGAAGTTTGAAGACATCCCAGATGCTGAAACTATTCCTGACTTACCAGAAACTGATGTTTAACCAATTTCTCAGAACAATGTTTGACAAAAAGACTTATCCAGTACCCGTATCCCGTGCGTTAAGAATCCTTAACATCTTTACCTTTGTTGCAATTGCAGCATTGGTATCTGCAATGGTTTTCTACACCGGATACAAAGAAGGACGCAGTGTCGCTCCTACCTCAGTTCCACAAGAAGAGATGATCAGCATAAATGTAGCTGACTCCTTCAATGAGGAATCTTTCAAAGAATATCTGCTAGACCTTAACGTTAAGTTCCCGCACATTGTGTACGCACAGGCTGTGCTTGAAACAGGACGTTTCTCCAGTAAGATATTCCGTAACAACAACAACCTCTTTGGAATGAAAGAGGCACGCCAACGGGCTACCACAAACGCAGGAAGTGAACTTGGACACGCAGTATACAACAGCTGGCGTGAAAGTGTGGTGGATTATGCCTTGTTCCAGTGTGCTTTTCTCACAAAGATCCGTACAGAGGAAGCGTACTACGCCTATTTACGCGAGAACTACGCAGAAGATCCTAATTACATCAAGCTGGTACAGAAAATTGCCAGTGAATTCAAAACATCCTTTAAGTCTTAAGCCATGAAGCTAGTACTGAACAACACTTTTAAGTCAGGTAATGTCCTGTACAAATCATTTGAGGTCCAACCACCGGTATCTGATCTAACAGCTGCCGGTGATGTGATCACAGAGCTCACTGTAGACTATGACCTGGAGAATGGTCTGGTTGCCGTGTTTGCCAAAGATGATAATGACGTGACACTGGAAGAGGCTATCCTGGTGATGAACCTGGATGCTAACCTTGACCCTTATTCTGACAAAGCGGATAAGACAGTATTTGCTGAGCTGTTCCAGCGTGAGGTCCAGATGGAAATCTCAGACTACGCGCTGGAGCTACTGGCACTGCTGCAGGATGATTAATTTCTAATCACTTCAAAACCAAAGTTTTACTATGGGTAAAATGAAAGAACTCGCCATGCAAATCCAAGAGAAGGAATTGGGCGAAGCTGAACATCGGCACCTGGACGATGAGTATCACTACTTACAGTACATCCAGGACAAATACAAAAGTCCAAAGAACGTCTGCTTCATGCATGACAACACCGGTGCTCTTGTAATGCTACAGGGAGAGACAGAAGAGGAGATCATGATGACAGCCGCTAAATGGAACCTGGAAGGAGAGTTCATGATCATGAAACCTGAAAAACACCTGTTCCCATGATATTACTCCTAGTCTATTGCATAGGGTTGTACCTGTTTGGTCTCTATGCTATGTTTCAAACCTACCAGGAGGAAGGCGAGCTGACTGTCATGGACTTTTTGATGGTTATCATGTCTCCTGTATCCATGCTTACCGTAATGATCACCCATTTGCTCAGCAATGTGGTTGATTTGGACGCAGTTATCATCCGTAAGGGTGACTTGTAGAAGTAGTTCTACAATATCAACTCACTGATTATTAATTTGTAAACGAGACTGGTTGGGCAATTGGCCTGACTGGTCTCTTTTTTTTGACAACAATTTGTAGAACTTTTGGAAGAAAGTCTACAACATACTATTTTCACATTTGACAACCTTAAAACGCAGCAAACATGAACAAGTTTCAATCTATCACAGCAACTGCACAAGGAATTATTTCCTATGACAAAGATGGTAAGCAGATCGTACAGCGTTACGACAGAACTTTCCAGGCTTCTTCAGCCAAAAACCGTACAGCGCGTATTCAAGCAACCGCAGAGGATTTGCAAAAAATACACCTCAACCTGGTTCAACGACAAATGTACCGCCGTTTGATGTATGGAATCAAAGAATACACACCAGAACAGATTGCCTCCATGTCTCCTTCTACCATCTCTAAGATCGTAGAGGATTACAAGAAGGCAAAACGTGCTCTTCATGTGCTCAAAGCAAAGAAATACTTTGCTGCAGAGACCAAGTTGATGAACGCGTTATTCCCTAACCAGAACATCGGGTCAAAAGATTTTGACTGGTACCTGGACATTCCAAAGAATGTAACTCTCAGAAGCCTTGGTATTGGTACCAAACAGGTGATTGATGAGTTCATTTCGCGCAAGCTCTTGCCAAAGAACTTTTACACTATCAACCCTGAAAATGTTTCCATGCCATGAGTGAACAACAAATCAACCAAACGACCTCTACAGAGAGCTCAGCAGATAAGTTTGCTGGGCTTTCCAATGAGGAGATCCTCGTTATCCATACTCGCTTTAAACAGTACCTGGACACGCTCCATGAAAGCTTTGAGAAAGGCCAGGCATCCAAGCAGATTGATACTCCGCTTGGCAAAGCCACAGCCATTGTCAAGGTAGACAAGGAGCAAATTGAAAAATTCAAAGCAACAGAGTACTACCAGCTGTGTACAGCAGTGGTAGATAAGCTCTCTCCTATTGTAGAGCTGTTGCAAGAGTGTGACGATAAATACAAGAAGCTGGCGGATGAGTTACGGTAGAGTAAATAACGCGGTGTCCTATTCTGTGCATCTGTCTTTGGAAGCAAAAGGACTATACGCGATTATTTGCTCGCTGTGTGGTAACAAAAACTTTTGTTATCCATCTCTTCAGAAGCTTGTTGAGTACACCGGGAAGAGTAAGTCCACGGTACAGCGCCTGTTAAAAGAACTTATAGACAAGGGCGTTGTCACCAGGAGTTATGATCCCACCAGCCAAATGACCATCACATACAACTTGATGGACCCCAAGAACAAAGTATAAACCAATATCCAAATCCTATGTCAAAGAAATCAATTATTGACGCTATCCGCAAATACGTGGATGAAACCCCTAAGTCACAGGTACCTGACCACGTGCTTATCGCTGTTGAACTAGATGATGACGGTGTACCTACAGCAACCGCTGTGAACGCCAAAGGTCGTCCGTTCACCATGCTAGGCATGCTGGATCTTCTTATCCGCAAGGCTGAAGAGAACAAAGAAGAAGTCCATGAAAGAATTGAGCGTGCTGAAAGTGGCAACAATGGTATCAAAGATATGCCTCAAGAGCTTCAGGATAAACTTCGTGATCTTGAAAACCGTGCACGTGAAGCAGCTCGCAACGAAAGTCTGGGAGAACTCTTTGCCATCAAAGAAGAAGCTGAGAAGATCATGCGTGACTTTGTTGAAAAGCATAGGGACGATTCTGAAGACAAAAAAGATGATGATTCTGACTCATCAAACTTCACTTTAGGGGACTTTAAAAATCTCTAAAAATCCAAGGGAGGGTAGTCATGGGTGACCACCTTGAAAAACGGCGGTATTTCTCTTTCTATTCTTCTCTTTACTTACTAGTCACTGGTGACTACCCTATGTGGTCACTGGTGACTATCCTAAGCGCTTTCGTTAACAAAAAATTAACAACTTATGAGCGTAGACATTTATGGGCGTAACCCCAATGTTTTAGAACCTCAGCTTCAAATGCCAGACAACTATTCTGATCTGTCACCTGAAGAGCAAGAGGAGTTTTGGCAACGCAGAGATCATCAGCTGCAGGACTCACCCGGATATTGCTACAGAAGCAGTGCCTGGGACTGGCGTCCTATCCAGGTGATGATAGAGCGGTTCAATGAATCCTATGACCTTCAAATTCCCAAAGAGGAAATTGATGCACTGGCATTCAATGACGGCAAGGGTATATCTGACCCTTTCCAATGTAAACTCTTGGCCAGGGTGTTCCGTAAACTGATTGAAGGCATGGTTGAAAAGAACCAGGAAATTATCTATATGAACATAGGTAAGTGGTATGCCTCCAAGATAGTAGATGGAAGAACCCAATGGACCAAGGTCACTGACGAATCCCTCGCTGAAAAACTCAGCGATATGAACCCAGGCTTTTTCTTTAGCCTGCCGCTCTTGAACAGTATAGAGTACAAAACACCCTACTCTACTCTTAGAACACAGCTGGAAGAGTTTGCCGACTTCCTAGAAAACTGTAACGGCTTCAAAGTTTTATAACCTTTCAAAAAACAAAAAGCATGATCCTTTTACAAAGCTTTATCTCAGGAACCAGTTACCAAGTGAAAACCCTCAGCGGCCAGGAATTTGAGCGCACTTTGACACGTAGCGTTGAAGACATCCGCATCACAGCTCCTATTGCTGAGTTTGCCAAGTATCCGCTTGGTACTATTTTCATTGCTGACAAGTTTGACTTTCCTGAGGAAGATCATTTGAACATCCGTGTGGATGACGTAGTACCTGTAATGTATGAGAAAACCCTCATGCCTATGTCGCATTTGCCAAAAGAGCGCTTGAATGCGATTGCAGACTACACTGTTGACTATATGCTTGACCACGCTGATTTCGGGGTTGAGTTTGCCAAAAATGTGGCAGAACAATTTGCATCATTTGGCTATGAGTTTGACTGGGATTCCAAAGTCGCTCCTAAGCCTGTTGCCGGTGAGGCGCTTCCAACTGGAGCTAACCTCCGCCGTACCATTGCTGCCAGCTATCCTGTTCCTACTGTGGAAGACTGCGGTTTCCACATTGATCCAGAAATGTGGTTCTTACTTGTACGTAACGTACTTCGTGGTGAGAACGTCATGTTAGTAGGACCTACTGGCGCGGGTAAGACAGAAATAATCTCTCACTTGGCTAACGCCATGGAGAAAGAAATGTTCATCCAGGATATGGGAACTGTACAGGATGCGCAGTCAGCGCTTCTTGGTGTTCACCGTTTGAACAAAGAAGGTCATTCTGTTTTTGAGTATGCTCCATTTGTGGGACATATCAAATCAGGAGGCATTGTTCTTTTGGATGAGTTATCTAGAGCTCCTCTTGCTGCTAATAACATCCTCTTCCCATGTTTGGATAAGAGACGTTACTTGCCAATTGACGTAGCATCAGAAGAGGCAGATCGTATGGTTCCAGTACATGAGAACACAGTTTTCATTGCTACCGCTAACATTGGTTCTGAATACTCTGGTACCAATGCCATTGACCGTGCATTGCTGGACCGTTTCTTTATTGTTGAAGTAGGTTATCCTACTGAGAAGGATGAGATCCGTGTCTTGACTACCCGCACAGGAGTCAATGAGCGCCCTGCTTCTGCCATTGTCCGTGTGGCCAATGAGATCCGTAAGCAGTACAAGGAGCAGGAGTTATCCACTCCTATCTCTGTTCGTCACACCCTTCAGGCAGCAAGCCTGATCTCTGACGGATTTGAGACAGACAAGGCTTTGCTTGCTACCATCATGCCTCTCTTTGAGGACGGCATTGGTGTGTCAGAGCGTAGCAAGGTGCTTTCTATCATCTCTGCATTTTAAAGCTGTAAGGATCAGCTATAGTGAGAATCCAGGGAGAGTGTAACAGCTCTCCCTTTTCTTACACTCCCAACCAATTACATGAGAAACATGAGTAAGTTAGTAAAAGACTGGTTTGGTCGTAGAGCTGAAGAAGCCTACACCTTTGCTGATGAGTCAAAAAGACTTTTCAGCTGGGATAAAGGAAGAGATGCATATTCATCTTACTTTATCCGTAGTGACGAATCCCTAAAGAATGCAGCCAAGATGATTGGTTCCATGTTTAGAGTAGTTGGTGTTCCTAAAGGATATCAGTATACAGCCAACATGCAGAAAGGTAGCAGTGATAAGCATGCAAAGACTGTTCAAGTTCCCCTTCAAATGTTGCGCGATAAAGATGGTAAATATCTGGACAGTGATCCTAAGTTATTGGATGCTTTCTATGGTGCTTCCATTCAAAACGCTGCCCTTGCAACTATGCAGACAGAACATGAGTATCGTGCTACCATGCGTGCAAGAGAGCGCGGTAAGGTAGAAGATCTTATGTTCAGTGTTCTTAACACAGAGCGTATTGATAAAAAACTGGCAGACCGTTTACCAGGTTACCTCAAGTTTGTGCAGCGTTACAAGGACCACACGTATGAGAATTACGAAGGTCCAGATATCACTGCATCCAAGCAAGAGCGCCTGATGGACTTGATTGTTAAGATGCTCCGTTATCCTGCTAACCTGGATCCTGAGTCTCTCAAAGAGTTTGAAACTCCCATCAAGCAGATAGAACGCCTTATCAAAAAGACAGGTGGTATTCCTGGTACAAGTTCAGAGTGTGCTTCTATGGCAAAATCTCTGTCAAACATTGTTTACAAGTATGTAGATCCAGAAGAAGAACCGCCTGGTGGTGGTGGAGACGAAGGTGGTGATGAAGGAGAAGAAGAATCTCCGTCTAAATCACCTGGCAAGTCTAAATCTGAAATGGATGAACTTGCTAAGAAAATGATGGAAGCCATGGGTACACCTGATTCTCCTGGTGATGAAGATTTTTCAGGTGAATTTGAGGACTTCAAAGAAGACATGGAAGAAGGAGCACCTTCTCCTACAGGACATCATTCTTATGAGAAGGAAGGTGAGATTGTAGAAGGCAAGGTGAAGTGGAAGAATGCTAAAGTCAACGAAAAATCCAAGGATACTTACAGAAGTGCCCTTAGTAAGATTGACGGTGCTAAAGCAGCCACCCTTCAAAAGCTTTTCCAGCGCAAAAGTAAGGACCAGGCATTTGCACTTAAGTCTATGCGTTCCGGTCGTCTTGATACCAACAAGATTGCAGAAGCCCGCCAAAACGTTCCTACTATCTATGAGCGCATAGGTCATATCAAAACCAATAAGGTCACTGTAGGTGTTCTTATTGATGAGTCTGGCTCTATGGATGGAACTAAGATTGTAAAGGCACGTGAAGCAGCAGTGTTTATCAACGAGGTGTTTAAAAAAATGCCGGATGTAAACCTGTACATTTATGGTCATACAGCAGACACTGATGGTACGCATACTACTACAATGCGTATCTATCATGAGAAGGGTACTATTACAGATGCCTTTGCTCTTGGTGATGTGGCAGCACGTGGTAATAACCGCGATGGTGATGCCATTCTTGCAGCAGCCAAGCGTATTCGTTCTAAGACGGAGAACCAGGGTATCTTATTTGTGCTCTCAGATGGTCAGCCAGCTGGTTATGATTATCACGGCAAAGAAGCCATTATTGACACCCGCAAAAAGGTGAGCAAAGCACAGAGCTTAGGTTTCCAGGTCATTCAGATTGCTATTGAGGAATGCGTTCCTTCAGAGGAAATGTTTGATTACTTCATCAAGATGACTGATATCAAGAACCTGCCGCGTGAATTAACCGCTTATATGTCACGTAAAGTGGACAAGTTGATCAAGCAAACGGTTACATTGTAGAGAACTAAAAAGCCCCCAGAATTTACTCTTGGGGGCTTGCTCTACAAAATCAGTTAGCCTACTCGCCACACTCTCACAAATCGCTCCTCAGGCTTGATAACAGCCATACGCACCACCATATGCGAATACTGTTCTGATTTGCAGACCTTCTTTACTGAGTGTGCTTTCTTTTTAGGCACCACAAAGGACTGCTTAGGTTTGATTTGAGAGAGAATAACACCAACTTTTGAAATGAACTCCGGATCTCTTACACCACGTTGTGGCATAGGCACGTTGTTCTCAAGTTTTAAAATGTCCATTCCATCTACTTTAGATGATGGACGCCCTCTTTTAACAGGAGGGACTTTTGTCGAATTTCTCATGTGGAGGATGTGTTTTATGAACACAAAATAGGGGAAAGTCTCCAAATTACCTCTACACAAAGAAATTATTTTGTATTTTTACTGATCCTTATATCTTATGAAAAATCTAAAATGGATGGGAAACTCATCCCAAGTCAGCAAAATGTCTGGCACTACTTCTTTTGACAACATTCCAGCAGGCGTCTGGAAGTTAGTAATCACGTTAACAGGAGCATTTCTGCAAAAAGTTACTGACAAGTTTGAATTTGGCCACAAAGTCTACGGCCTTGAAAATGAATTCATTGACTATACCATCAAAAGCTTTGAGGCTTCTGAAAAGAATATGGGTATCTTGCTTAATGGTCTGAAAGGTTGTGGTAAAACTGTGACTGCCAAAGTATTAGCTAACCGTACAGGTTTGCCGGTGATCCTGGTAGATGAAGGCACCATTGGCAATCTTGGTTATTTTGAAGAGATCCAGCAACCACTCTGCTTCATGTTTGATGAGTTTGAAAAGATCATAAACCATAAAGACCAGGGTGCTATTGCTCCATTGTTAAGCTTTGTAGATGGTACTGCTACCGCTACAAAACACATGATGCTCTTTACGTCTAACGACACGCAGATCAGCGAGTTCTTCATTGACCGTCCAGGACGTATCCGCTACATCAAAAACTATGGCTCTTTGTCACCGCAAGTGGTCAAGGAGATCCTAGACGACAGGCTTCAGCACAAAGAGTTTGAAGCTGATATCCTTGAGTGGGTTTCATTCTTTAAGTTCTTAACTATTGACATCTTGATGTCTATCATCAATGAAGTGAATATCCACCGCGTTGGACCTTCTGTGTTCAAAAACTTCTTCAATGCTGACAATGAGAAAGGCAAGTACAGTATCAAGTACCGCTTTACTAATACAAACACAGGTCAGTCACATGAATTTGATGGCTGGTATTTTGTTGAAGGACAAAGTCCTGCAGATCACTTCAAAAGAATGCTCAGAGGTGATGGTGAACTACACATGAGTGCAGTTCGCGTGCGCATTAATGAAAAGGGTGACATCATTGAGAAGATTGACAACTTCAGATCACATGTTTCCTTTGATGAGGATGACTTTGAGATAGACACTGAAGCTACTCCTGGAGAGTTCAAACTCATCTTCCATATTGAGAAGCGTTTGTACACGGAAGCAATTGACAAACTTATTAAGTCCCCGCTTTTAGAAGAAAGTTCAGATATGATGAGCGAAACCCCTAAGAAATCTTTCAAGGATGTGGTTAAGAAAAACCAACAGACCTATGTAGGTTTCTACTCTGAAGGTGGTGAGTTCCTTATCGAACCTGGTGTAGAGTACCGCGTAGAGGCAATCTACATCCCGCAGGTGTCTTATAGTAAGAACAATCCTTACGCGTTTTAACAATGGCAATAGTTATCTCAGAAGGAACTAAGGTAACATGGCAAGGTCATAAGGGTGTGGTCAAAGCACTGCACCCTCATGATCAGCGCTATGTTTACGTAGTCTTTAAATGCTCTGACAACTGGGATAAGTATAGAGACTACACTTCCCAGCGAGTGCTTTTAAAGCAGCTCAAAACCGGGTGGCCTGATGACCCCGATACCAATGCATCAAAACTTAAGTATGACCCAGAGAAAGGAACATGGAAGAATCTAGATTAGTAGCTAATGGAGTTCACTGTAAAATGTGCGACACTATTTTATTTAGCTATACTACGCATGACTTCAAAGTCTGTAGTTGTGACAACAAAACCATGGTAGATGGCGGGCTTTCTTATGCTAAATACGGTGGTCATGATATGAGTTTTGTAGATCCTATCATGGTGTTCTCAAATGACCCATTTGAAAAGATACGCAAATATCATGCACGTGGCGGTAGAGGTAAGACCGGCAAAGAACCGCTCAAGTGGATCCCGCTTTGTGAAATGACAGACGAACACCTTGCTGCTGTGATTGAGTATGGTGGTGCACCCTGGCACCTGGAACTGATCTCTAAAGAACTTCAGTACAGAAGGGAACATCCTGAAGCCTCTATTCCTGAAGCAGATACAATCACTGTCATTGATCGTGACACAAAGCTTAGAATAGGTTCTCTTGTCAGCGTTAACAAGACTGTATATCACATGAAAGAAAATGAGCCATATGAGGTGACTCTTATCCCTGACGATGCAACACTAGGTTTTTACATAAAGAACAAACGTGGTATGGAGTCACTTTGCTTAAAAGAACACTGTTCTTACTTAGAAGGTACTGGTGCTAAATACTTACTTGTAAAATACTAAGCTATGGAAGACAAAGAAATGACCCTGGGAATTATGAAATACGCTATAGGTAATTCTTTATATAGTTCTTTTATTTCTGCTGATTCAGGAGCAATGACAACAGATTTTCCTCATGTCAAATTTACCCCTTTTGTTGAAAGGCTATCTGATGCAATGAGGTATGGGCCTGACAATGACGCAGAAATAGTGAACCTAGAGTTAGGTATTCAGTCTATTGATGCATCTATTGAAAAAACTGCAGAGAAGTATATTGAGCTGGTAGAACAACATAACCAACTGGTAGACAAGCTTGCTTCCGTTACAGGTAAAAGAGTAATAATCCAGGCAAAGTCACTTCACAAATACGCAGAGGTAAAATCTATACAAAAAGAACTGCCTAATGGTGTTGGTGAAGAAGGTACGTTGCTAAAATCATTTGACAACAAGCTTGTAGAATCGTTTTTGAAAGCTTCAAGATATCCAGACTTCAAGATGAAATGTTATGTTCATCCGCAAGACTACCAGCAGTTGCAAAGAGAAGCTATTGATTTGTCTTACTCTTTCCCTGTCACTCTAACAAGTAGCAGCCCGTTCATCTATCGCGGTGTGGAAGTGTTACCCGCATATCACCAAAAAACTGGTGAGTTTGATTTTGTATTATCCCTTAATTTATAATCCTATGAAAGAATCAATGTATCAAGCACAGAGAAAACAAAGAATGTTGCAATTCCTTGAAGACATTCATTCGCAATGCCAAACTGGCTTGCCGTTTATCATGACAGAAATAGTCAGAAGACACAGATTTCAAGACTGTATTTCAGTTATCATGAAAGACAAGAAGTTGATCAGTCAACAAAAACGAAGTGTGTACAAATGGGTAAGCCCTATTGAACCTAACATTCACATGGCCAGTGCTGTTCTGAAAATTCATGATGAGCAAACCAGAAACCGTGTGAACAGGTCAAGAAACACAAAAGTTGCTGCAGCTAAAGTAGAAGAAGCTGCACCAAAAGGTTTCCGCAACTGGTTACGTAACTTATTCAGCTAAGCTTATGAGTTGGTCAGAGATAGTCTCCTATGTGGGAGAACAGATGAAGACCAATCAGTTCTTCAGTGCAGCTGCTCTCGCTTCAGCCGCGACAGCTGTGCTGATGTCACTGAAAGGTGTGCCTTTGAAGATATGGGAACGCATTAAGATTCTAATAGAGTACAAGGCTATTGTCTATCAGACAGATGACCTGTATTACTATCTCAGTCTGTGGATGCGTGACAACAATCCTGGCAAGCTACGTAACGTAGAATATGTCACTGAACTCAGTACCAAGTATGGCATTGTAGATGATGGCATTGCTATTGGACTCATGCCTACTAATGACAATTACAGAGCTTTTATAAAAGATAATGGGTTAGCAAAAAAACAAAAGCAACGCAGGCTTTATGAATTACCCACCAATGATTTCTTTTATAAGCGTATTGGCTGGTCAATTGTCCGCATAGGTTTTGGTAAAGAGAAGATGGAAAATGCTTCAGAAATGCGCAACGCATACCTCAAGCACTTTGTAGTATCTGGTTTTTTTGCCAAGCGTGCCATCAAAAAACTCCTGGAAGAAGTGCAGACGTTATACACACCTATGGAAGAAAAGAAATGCTTTCTGTATGTCAACGACTCGTATGAACAATGGAAAAGATCTGCAGAGATTGAAGGAAAGGACCTGAAATCTGTGATACTTGATCCTGTCATCAAGAGTACTGTTATTGAAGATATCAGAACCTGGATGAATAGCAAAGAGTGGTACTTGAACAGAGGCATTGCTTACAAGCGCGGACACCTGTACTACGGCCCTCCAGGGACCGGCAAGACTACACTAGCCAGGGCTATTGCACTGGAAACAGGTATGAACCTTTGCTGCTTTAATCTAAACAGTGTTTCAGACACAGAGCTTGTGGAGTTGATGTCTGATATTCCAGCAGACTCTATCCTCTTGTTTGAAGACATTGACACCGTGTTTGACGGGCGCAAGAACCTGATCAAAAGCAGTAAGCTGACCTTCAGTGGATTCCTAAACGCCCTTGACGGGGTTGTAACCCTGAACGATGTGTTCATCATTATGACTACCAATCACATTGAGAAGTTAGATGAAGCGCTCATCCGCCCAGGAAGAATAGACAAGAGAATAGAGATCCCTTATGCTGATGTTCCACAGGTCATTGAGTACTTAAGCATGTTTTATGAAAAGCCTTGTGAAAAGCTGGATATCAAAAAGAGAATACCTATATCACAGATTCAGAACATCTGCTTACAGTACCCGCATGACATGGACAGTGCAGTAAAACAAATCCAAAAGCTATGAAAAAGAAAGCTTACACTACTGATCTATGGAAGGTAAATTGCGATAGAGCAAGAAGGTATGTTAGTATCAACAATGGAACTGGACAGTTTAACTATGGATCAATTACCTATAGACGTACAATAATTACTAAAGAAATAGCTCTTGCCAATGCAGAACGTGCTGTTGAATGCGTAAATGCATGCATGGATATTGAAGACGTGCAGGCTCACCTTGATACACACAAGTACACACAGCAAGATTTGTTTCATATGTACATGCAAGGCCATGCTTTAAGAACCTTGTCAGAACTTGGTATAGAGAAAAAACCCAAAACAGTAGATGATATTGCTGAAGCATTTCAGAACGCATTGGCTGTTTTAAAAAAAGACAGAGATGAAAGTAAAACTGCTTAAAAAAGTGCGTAAGGAGTTACGCTACTGCTTTGACAAAGACGGCACGTGTCAATTTGTAAGAAGATCAGACCTTTCCAGAATGTATATGAGGATAAGTATTGCGTGTATGCTTCAAACATTTTACCATACTCAACGAGGTATATTTTTTGATTGGAACTGGACAGCCATTGCTAACAAATACGATGAAAAGCTGCTAGATCGCCAATGGCGCAGAAAATAAAACATTACATAGGAGCCAAGTATTTTGCCTGGGGTGAGAAATTGTCCCAGGTTTTTCTTGGTCTTTTTGTAGATGTTACCTAGATTTGTAGACCTTTTCCACCTACCCTATGAAAACACCCTTGTACCTTGATGACCTTCGCATGCCTAAACAGAACCTAGAAGGTTATGGACCATGGGCTGTGGTGAGGAACTATGACGAATTTGTAACCTGGATCTCCCAAAACGGTGTACCTGATTATATCTCATTTGACCATGACCTGTCAGATGAACACATGAAGGACTGGTATAAGAACCAGGCCAGAGGTATCCAAACCATTGAATACCAGACGTTCAAGGAAAGGACGGGCGTTGACTGTCTTATGTTCCTTGTAGAGAAAGCGCAAGCTGACGAATCACGCAGGATCTCTCCTGTTTTCCCCAAGCACATTAACGTGCACTCTGCTAATCCTATAGGTGCAAGAAACATTGCATCATTGGCAAGCAACTTTGCTAAGCACATGGCTTTTGATACCACTGTGACTTACGCCATCCACCCGTTTACCATAGAAAATAAATAGAGCATGAGCAACGTAAGAGTGAGAATGAAAAAGCTGGATCCAAAAGCAGTGATCCCAAGCTATGCCAAACCAGGGGATGCTGGTATGGATTTGACAAGTACCTCCAGAACTGTAGAAAGTTCTCATGAGGGTGATTACATTGAGTATGGAACAGGCCTGGCCGTAGAGATCCCTGAGGGATTTGTAGGTCTGGTGTTTCCGCGCAGCTCAGTGAGCAAAAAAGACCTATACCTTGCTAACGCAGTAGGTGTCATTGACTCAGGGTATCGTGGGGAGATCAAGCTACGCTTTAAGCCTGAGCTGTTTCACGATGGACCAACCAAAGATGATGTGGATGCAGTTTACTATAATCTTACGGATGGAACAGAGACATACCTTAACGTCTATGCCGTTGGTGACAAAGTAGGACAGTTAATCATCATGCCTTACCCAACAGTGCTGGTAGAGGAAGTAGAAGAACTTTCTGAAACAGACCGTGGTGCTGGTGGCTTTGGCTCAACCGGAAAATAACATGAAACCTTATCTACTACTAGACACTAGAAGCTTTGGAGTAGGACTCTCTATTATGAGACTTCCTCTCAACAACACTTTTACCTACTGCATCCAACTGGAATTTACCTGGATAAATGCAGGAGTGAAATTTAAACGCAGAAATCATGGACATTAACAAACAGTCCGGTCAGGTAGAGATTATAAACCCTTATGGTAGAGTCTACCTGTACACCCATGCAACAGCAGATCACCTGGTAGCTGACGTCTATGCTGCTCTAGCAATGCGTCAGCGCTGGGATGATGCAGACTATCTGGCAAAGATGGTATTCTGCAGAATGACGCCACTAGAATGCTGGCAGTCTGATGGAGGATTTGGCATTGGCACCCAGCTCTACGCTGACACCAACCTGCTTATCACCCTTGATACAACAGATGAGACCATCACTATACAGTCAGCTTTAGCCAAGCAAGACAGGTATTGTGCAACCTTTGAAGAGTTTGTCAGCACCTACATTTCAACTGCTGAGATTTAAACTTTTGGAGTTTAACTTTTACTATCCTATTTTTGTGCAATAACGTGAGCATTTATCACAGCATTGCGCTCAAACACAGGACAGGCAAAGGTTCCAGGTCGCGGGTTCGAGTCCCGTCCGGTCCGCTTGAGCGTTGCAACAAATTGGTTGTCAACGCTTTTTTATGCCTAGAGGCACTAGAATGCCTTGCTTTTTGTGCAAAAGCGTGAGCAGTGGTCATACACTGCAAAATGTTGCTCACGGTAAGTGGGAAACTAAACACGCAACTATATGACAATCAACTTCTTTCTCCGCAAGAGAGGTAAAGAAAAAAAGGTGTATGCAAGACTTACACATGACAATAAGTCAACAGAACTTTTGCTTGATTTTATCTACACTACAAAGGCAAAAGCAGAGCCCTATTTCATCAAGGTTCGCAAAGAACTAACAGAGATTTACAACCACCAGATCATGAGTGGTTCTGCCTGTGATATACAGGCTGTCAAGCAAATCTATCTGACCAGGTTTAAGAACCATTTCTTGATGGAGATATTCAGGGATTACATAGATAAAAAGATCAAGCCCAAAGTAGATAACAAAGAGATGAGTCTGTCTGGCTACCGCAAGTATGAAATTTGCTACAACCACCTCAAGGACTTTTTACAGTGTCGTAACCTGGATGATGTTAACATTGCCAGCGTAGATGCAGCCTTTGTAGATGATTTTGATGCTTTTTTGAGACAGTTTAACCAACATAACTCTATCATCAAACAACTCACCTATCTAAGATGTATCATGCGCTACTGTAAAAATGTGAAAGGTTACATTGTACAGGATCCTTTTGATTCTGTAGAGATGAAGCGCAGGAAAAAGTTCCCTGTCTATTTAGAGTGGCCGGATATCCAGGCGTTGATGGGAAAGAAATACCTGGTAGAAAGATTGGAACGTGTAAGGGATCTATTCCTGTTTCAGTGCTTCACCGGTTTGTCCTATTCTGACATGGCCAAGCTTAAACAACTGGACGTGCAAAGTGAGACGTTTACCATTAACCGTAAAAAGACAGACGAGCCAGCTATCATCTATTTCTATGATGTTGCAAAAGACATCCTCCGCAAGTATAACAACCAATTACCCGTAATTTCAAATGTCAAGCTTAATGCTTACCTAAAAGAATTAGCTGTAATTTGTGGCGTTCAAAAAAGGTTAACTACTCACGTTGCAAGGCATACTTTTGCCACAACAGTTAACCTTAACAATGGTGTTCCTATAAAAACTGTACAGTTACTTTTAGGACACAGCTCTGTAAAACAAACTGAACATTATGCTAGACTTAATGTAGACAGTGTACTGACTACATGTAGAACCAACAATAGCAAATTAAACGACATCTACAGGAATTCTGTAAATTTTACAGTATCTTCACAAGACATAGCCACCTCAGTTAACCACCATTAAAACTAAAGTATGGCAAGAAAAAAGCTGGAAGCAGCACAATTGAAAAAACTGGAAGCCCTTGTTATGGAGGGCAAAACACCGGAGGATATCTCCAAGTACTTTAACATTGCGGTAAGCTCTGTGCACAACTACAAACGCATTCTTAAAGAAAAGGGACTGAAGATCCCAGACATTCGCGGCAAACGTCCTGTAGGCATAGGTGCCAGCGCAGGAGTAATGACTATCACTTCTCCTAAATCAGGACCGTCCGTTCAAAGTTTGGGTGAGTTCATGAAACTTGCAGTAAATGATGTAATACTTTACATCTCCCCTAATGCTAAAGCAGTGACCATACATGATCACGAAGTAGTGGTCAAGTTTTGATCACTGAATATTCTGAGAACCCAGGTTAACCGCCTGGGTTTTTTGTGCCCATTATAGCCATATAGTGTGCACAAGTTCTACAAATTCGTATATTTGTGTGCCTGAGTTCTACAAAATGTAGCTACTTTAGTGGGAGTTAACCCATTATCCTACAAAGATGCTATATCAACTCCCAAACGGTAAGTGCATAGAGATTTCTGTGGAACAGTACCTGAGGATGTCAGATGAAGAATTGGATTTGTATGTGGCTTACAACATTGGCGAGGAAGTCAACGACCCTTTTGCACTAAGCGTACTGAAGTATGGTAGCAGTGCTATAGAGGATGATGACGCTTTTGATGAACTGATCAAAGAAACCCTGATTGAAGAATCAGTGGAGGATCTTACAGACATCTTGCCTGAGGAGAAGCTTTACGATGAAGACTTTTTTGACTCTGAAGAACTAGAACAGTAAGGCACTGTAACTGAAGAGTATGATCCAACCCAAACTGAAACAATGTGCTGGGTGCGGAGAGCTTAAAGTGATCTGGAAAAACTTTGAGGGTAACAAGTTCTGCAAAGAATGTTGGTCCCGCAAAGCACCGGTCAAGGCTCCTACGCCCACAAAATCGCTGAGTCCCGTTTCTGAGAAACGCAAAGTCTTGGACCAGCTGTATTCCAAAATGCGAAAAGACTTTCTTGACCAACCTGAGAACAGCACCTGCCGTGCTAAGCTTGCAGGAGTATGCCTGCATGTGATGGGTCAAGATCTGACGATACACCACACCAAAGGTCGTGGTCACTATTACCTTGATAAATCCACCTGGATACCCCTTTGCCTGGCGTGTCACCAGTGGGTGGAAACACATCCAAAAGAATCCAGAGAAATGTTTCTCTCTGACACAAAACATTAATCCTAAAAAACAACAGAAGATGAGTACATCACCAGGACCTTATGGGTCATTACACTTAGGCTATGGCAGTTTTGGCCAGGCC